TTATTATTTGACCAGAACCAGGATATGCATCTGTAGAGTCAACATATATGTTCGTATCATTTGGAGTCACATCCTTAACAAGACCTGTTAAGTATATCGCAGATGAGTTAAATGCCTGTCTTGCTCTAGTTTTACGCTTAAGATTTACAAGTTTTGTAAAGATAACGTTCGGTGGAGAAGTATATCCTTCACCTGGATCGGTAATAGTAATGCCTGTAATAGCACCCTGTGCTATAGTTGCTTCTGCTTTTGCACCTATACCTCCACCACCAGTTATGAGAATATAAGGTGCTTCTTGATAGAACTCACCTGGATCTACAATATCAACTCTTGTAAGTTTACCTAATGTATCAATTTCAGCAGCACCTTGTGCACCTTGTCCACCACCACCTTCAAAGATGAGTGTTGGAGGAGTTGCATAACTTCTACCTTGATTAAGTAGAGATAGACCAGTAACAGTTTGAACAATAGGAGATCCTACTGCACCTGATCCTTGTCCACCTAATATTTTTGCTTTTGCAGGACCGAAATAGTTATCACCCTTTACAGTCATCTTAACATAAGAGACTGATCCGTTAGGATTTAAAACAACATCACCTGTTGCTAGTGATGGGAATATAGCAGGTTGTGCAGGAACTGTATTACCTTCAAATATAGGTTCGCTATAATACTTTGGACCAATGGCATAAGGATATACAGGATTACCACTACCATCCTCAGTCATAAAGTATGCATAAGTTCCATTAGGATACTCTGGCGTTACTCCAAACTTACCATTATATTCATCTAAAGTTCCTACACTAGAATCATAAATGTAATCTGATGTGAGGTCTCCAAGAATATAACCATCGTTAACAAGTCTTAGACCAAAACCTGAGGCAATATATCCGAAAAGATATAGGACGCTAGGTGCATCTACAGGAACTGTAAATGTAACCTGTCTGGTTGTTGCTCCATTAAATAAACTCAGATATTGTTGATATGTAACTGTGCTGCCATTGATCTGATATGATATGCCTTGACCCGAATACAAGACTGATTCTAAACCAATAACTACTGGATTATTTGAATGCCAACCATCTGTTTGCGTAGAAATAAGTATATGATTCGACCCTGTATTACTTGCGTCGTCTTGGTTGAATATATACGTTCTTCCTCTTTTTAGATTTAAAAACTCAGGTGATGATCCATTGAATGCAAACTCACCATTAGCAACAGTAACTGTAAAAGTTTCTGTACCTGCAGTGTTTACAATCGGTCTAGCACCTTGTAACTCAGCAGTAGTTCTTAATCTATAACTAGAAGTTTCCCTTGCTGCTGTGCCAGAAGAATTATATCCCCATGGTCCGTATATTGGATATCCATCAAAGGACATTCCAATAATCTTGGAGTGACCATCTGTATGTCTAGAATAATCTAATGTTCCTGCTGCTGCAGTACCATAAAAATCCTCGACATAGTATGTATTCATATTCTCTTCTTCTTCTTCCTCTTCTGTTGAGGTATCAAGAATCATGTAACCCTCATCACCAGTATATCCTGACATATAACGATGAACAGCACAATAGTAATATATTTTCTGTGTTTCATCTGCATTCATTATGAATAACGGTTGCATCTCATTTTCATAATCTGCAGCATGAGCAGCAGAGGAACCTGTACTATTGTAATATAATGTTCCACCATTTAACGTACCATCTTGAGTTGTGGAGAACCGCATAGGGTGTGGTGCATTACCTTGTGAGTTTGAAGGATCTGACTGATCCCATATTATGAGATAGTTTTTCTGAACTTTGACATTTTCTGGAGCAAGGTAGTACTGACCTGGCGTAAAGTTACCAAACTCATGTGCATCAGTACCAAAATCGATATAAAACAAACCATTAGGGAAAGTGACAGGATCACTTGCCACTCGAAACTTAAATCCATTTGAACCTAAACATAAATCGGCAGTCTGGAAAGGTCCTCCAGTTACTTGCCTTAAGTATATTCTAGTTATAACGTTTAAATTATTTCTTACAATCTTTGATATAATACCACGAGCATTTCCTGCCACCTCATCAACTATTCTTCCAACTTCAACATTACCCAAACTCTCGTCTATAGAGTCAACAGGCAACATAATATTATCAAACTCTACCTTTATTTTCCATACAAACTGTTCTTGGAGTCCCCACTGGAATACACCATTTGGTAGTTTAAACTCATCGATTGTTTTACTAGTTTGATAATAATATATTTGGTTATCTATTATCGCGTCATATAAATTTGTATTCTTTACATAATCATATTTTACAGTGTCAATCGGTAAGTTTGTAGGTGCATTACCTGCTGTACCCCAATCTGGAGTATGCAATAGACCACCATTTGCTAATATACCAACTGCTTTATTTGGTTGAAACTCTCTAGTTCCTGGATTTGGAACATCTTTACCACCACGAAAAACAAATGTTTGATTGAAAGTTCTATCAAGAACTGTTGTTGATCCTCCTGGTTGATATTCAGTTGGAAATATTTGAGATGGTTTAGGGTGATTATCAGATACTATTGTTAATCTATCAGTCTTTACTGTACCAGATGTAGCAAAGGTTCCTGTTGTTGGTGAGTTAGGATGACCTTGCCATATTCTGTTAAAATCAAATGAATCTACTACGTTTGGTGTTTCTTGCTCAGGAATGATCTGCAAACGTAACGGATCGTATCCTCTTCCTCTATTTAAAACTCTAACATGTATTATTTGTCCACCACTATCAATGATTGGATATAACAATGCTTCTACATCAGGTGTACCACATCCTGTCACAGTAAGTCTAGGAGGATCTGCAGGGTCATAACCCGATCCTCCATTTAAAACTTTTACTGCACGAACACCGAATACCTCATCAAAGATGGGTTCGATACTTGCACCTGTGCCTGGGACAGTCCTTGTCATTTATTATGATACGACGTAAATAGTTCCTTGCATTGCAGCATGGAGTGTACATTGATAATAAAGAGTGTTAGGAGCATCAAAAGGAACAGTCCAATACAAGACTGCAGTTGTACTACCAGATTGTCCTGTTGTATAGGGAGTTCCAGATAAACCCTGTGTGGATTGAATCCTAAATGGATGTCCTCCACCTTCAACCGTGTTATCAAACGCATAGGTGAAACCTCTATGCACATAAAGATCTGGGTCACGGTTTTCTCCTGCAGGAAGACCAGGTCCATTGATCAAGAAGTCATTACTTGCGTTTTCTACAGGTGCACCGATTTCATACCAAAGAATAGGACCAGTAGCAGGAGTTGGAATCCACTCAGATCCTGACCAATATATTCCATCACCTTGTGTTAAACCTGCTGTATTTGTATCAGTCAAAGCAGCAAATGTTGTTGTTAGAGTTCCAGAGAAGTTGACTGTTACTGTATCTCCAACGACTGCAGTAGTAATATTAGTACCACCTGCAATAGTTAGTGTATCTGTTTGACTGTTAGCAGTTGTAGATCCTGTGTCACCTGCAACAGATGCAAATAAGTTGATACTTCCAATACCTGCAGTATCATCAGCAGGTAACCATTTACTGCTAGATGTATTCCACTTTAGAACCTGACCATTAGTAGGAGGTGTTGTAGTTGTATCAATATCTGCTAATAAGTTTACACTAGAATATTCTGTTAATAATTTTGCTTGAGTATTACCTACACCACCTGCAGTGATGTTCATGTTTACATATGGATTATCGTCACCACTGACTGTAAAGAAATATCCTCTATAAGTTCCAACTGCAGGTGCACCTCCTAGTGCACTATATTCATTATCATATGTTATTGATGTAGGGAAGAGAATAGTTCCAGTAGCACCATCAAATATTGAAGTAACACCACCTGCAGCAAGAGCGATGTCACCAGTTCCGTTTGTAGCAACTGTTATATTATTATTGTTTGAAGAAACTATAGAATTTCCATTTGTATCTAACGCTCCAGTGAGGTTAGTATAATCTGATGGTAAAAATGTACTACCATTATATCTTAGAACTTGTCCCACAGCAGGGTTATTGGCACTGACAGTTAATGTCGAACCATTTCCTAATGCTGCATATATTTCGTTAAAGTTGTCATTGACCTTATCGCCACCGACTCTCAGGGTGTCTCCCGTATTGTCGTTAGCGGTAGATCCTAGACCTATCGTTTGCTTGGCCATTGCTTGCTACAATTTTTAGTTATTTATGGGGTTTCGGGGTCAACTAACTCTTCACCGTATAGTGAAAGGTCAGGAGCAACATAATCATCAGGAACAACAGTGTCAACGCTGATGCCTGGACTTTGATATCCAGAACCAGTTGCACTAAGTTCAACACCTGCAACACCAACTAGTGCACGAATATTTCCATCGAAACCAGAGATGGAGTCTATTCTAACAGTTGGTCTAGTTGTGTATCCAGAACCACCGTTAGTTACTTGAACCTTATCAATAAATCCAGATGTCAAGACCGCAGTTGCAGATGCGTTCTGACCGAAGACAGATCCAAGATAATCAAATGTGATCAGAGAGTTAGAAGATTCAATAACAGCAACTTCTCTATCTGATGTTTCACCTTGTATATCAATAAAGTCGCCTGGTTCTACTGGTGGTACAACTTCAGCAGCGTCAACGTCTGCTTCAGAACCAACATATGAGAAGGCAACAAATGTTGATCCAAATCTAGGAACTTCAGAGAAGATGATTCTAGAACCAACAATCTCAAAACCAACTCCTGGTTCTTGGATAACACCATTGAGTGAACAAATAATATTGTTCTCAGGTCTTATCACACTAGACTGTACACCTTCAGTCAATGTCAAGGAGTAGAACACATCATTACGTTTCAAGTTGAATGACTGTCTCAAGGAGTCAAACTCGAATGAGATATCATCTAACTGTCTTAGTTTACCAATGTAGAATCCAGTAAATGATGCACCTAAATCTGGTGGTTCAGTAAACTGAATCTGGTTGGAGAACGCTGTGTATGCGTTTGTAGCACCTGGTGGTTGTAATATACCATTAATGAATATTAAGAGGTGTCCTGCGGGATCTGGGAGGTAACTAGTACCATTCGTAATGGTGAGTGGGAATGTTGTTGTAGTACCATCAAATCCTTTGAATGATCTCTTAACTCTTGCCTTAAGATCAACCTGAGAAATAATAACAGCACCATACTGATCAGGTCCTTTGATAGCATCTCTGATTCCAAATGATCCTGCAACATCACTAAGATATAAACGTTTGTTTACACCATCAACACGAACGTCTTGTACAAGAGCAGCACCTTGACCTGCTGTTGTAACTATAGTTGCTATAGAAGCATATCCAACAGGGAATGTTGATGCTAATCCATAATCACCAATCTGATCACCAATCGAGAATGTACCTTGATACTCGATCATGTAAACGTAGTTATTTGCAATATCAACATCAGTGATAATACCATATACAGATGAAACTTGGTTACCACTAACAACCTTGTAAAGTCTGTTACCAACAGTAAAGTTGTTAAGATTACTAATAATATTAATACCAAATCTCTTATATCCTTGTGATGCAATTCTATCACCAACACCGATATCTAAACCTGCATACTTGTTAACTACAATATACTGTCTAGAAGATTCTGGATAAACAACTGCAGTTGTTTCAAATGTTCCTAGTAGTGATTCAGTGTCAACAGTAAGTTTACCACCTGTGTTATCTGTAACTGCTGCTTGATTCTTTAAGAATGAAGTAGGTTGTGCAGTTGCACCAGATGTGTAACCCTTGAATGGAACGTCAGCAACAAAGTCTCCTTTAAGATCAATAATATGAACACGAGTTTCAATAGCACTAATCTGAGCAGCAGTAGAGTTAGTTGCACCAATCACATTATCTGATATTGCCCAAGGACCTGCTGTAACTTTAACATCAAGATACTTAAAGTTCTCATCTTCAAAGAATCCGTAAACAACACCAGTTACAGATGGTGTACCTTGTTTAGATACAGTTTCATTCATAGTGTAAGGACCATCTGTGATGTTACCATCTATTCTGAATCTTGAATAAACTTGAACAACTAAACCTTCGTTCTTTGTTATACTCTCAACTTCAGCGTATGTGTTACTTAATGTACCATATGCAAAGTCAGAGTTATTAACACCACCAGTTATTCCAACAGGTATTGATCTTCCACTTGTGTAAACTTTAGTTGGAAGTTGAATACCATTTATTGTGTTCAACTGAATGTAAGATGTATCATTCTTAAGTT